GAACGCACGAAGATCATGAACCAGCTTGATCGTGCATACCGGGAGAAGAACTTTGCCCAGTACACCGAGTACTACAAGAACATGAACAAGTTCAATTCCAAGTACCCAACGTATGAGATCACTTCTGAGAACCTTGCGGAGTCGTTGGAGCGCAAGCAAGAGCAACGTGGCCAGTCCTACCGTGGTGTGGTTCTGACCGAGAAGAACGTGGCACCGTTCTCGAAAGCTCTGGTCCCCTCAAGACGTGCGGCGGAGGAGCGGGAAAAACAAAACCGCTCAAAATGAAAAAACCCCCCGGCGCAAACCGGGGGGTAATAACCAACTCCAAGGAGAAACCACTGAGGACACTCACTTCCCCAGTGGCTCCAGTGTAGGCTAGACTCGCCAAACGCGCAAGCCTTTGACGCCTTCCTCGACCACCACTTTGCTGATGGTCTTGATCTTCAGACGTTTGGTGACCACGGCCAGAGTTTTTCTGGCCGCTTCGTGGTCAATACAGGGTACGAAAAAAGAGTACCCCTTCCGGAATTTCTTCCAATCAATCTGGAACGCTACCGTTTCGATTTTCATCGTTGCCCAGCTGTACGTCCACTTGCAGGAACTCGGAGGATGAGGCGTCAAACTTCAGCACCCGAACGGCGGGGGAGACCATCTTCATGCCCTTGGACATGCGCTTGTTCATGGCCTCGGTGTAGCAACCCAACTGCTGAAGCTCCTTGAGAGTGCCCTTGTAGTTGATCTGCTGACGTACGCAGAAGTCTTTGAACGCTTTGGCCGCAATGTACAACTCTTTGGTGTCGGGCTCGTAGCGAATCATCAACTCACCACGGGGTTCCAGCAGAGGCAGTGCCGACAGATTGCTCCGGGCATCGACTTCACCGTTGACCACCAAGGCGTTGGAGATGTGCGCGTTGATGAACTCGCCGACTGCGGTGATCGGCGATGCCTGTGGGGGCTTCACTTCTTGGCGCATTTCGCTCAGCATCTTTTTCAGCCACTCGTAGACTGCCTTCATGTCGAAGTCGTGCAAGCCGAGGCTCTTGGCAATCAGACCACCAGCAATGTTGCAAGCGGCAACGGCAGACCAGAAACGCTCACGCTGGGTGAACTGGACTTCTTTGTCGATGCGGGCCTGAACTTGGCGCATCAGATCGACCGCTTCTTCTTTGTTGTTCACCAGCCACTGAGCGTAGATTTCCATCGCGTGGCCGTAGTTGTCGCGCAGTTGGTGGTCGAACATCTGCTTGCCCATCTCCATCGAGATCAGGTTGTTGTGGTCAACCCTGTACTCAAGCAGTCGCATCGACTCACCGTCCGGCGTACTCTTAGCCGCCCCAAGTTTCTCGTAGAAGCTGGCGTTGGAAGAACACAGGCTGATGCCTTGCCACTTGGTGTTGTTCACCCGCAGGGTGTTGGTCGAGCCGTGCATCTTGTCCTTGCCCCGGCCTTGGCTGATGCTGTAGGACAGGTCGGAGAACTCCATGCCGCTCATGTTCGTGATCTCGTCAATCGTGTTGGCGAGGTTGTTCATCACACCGAGTCGGTGAATCTTGGCGTTGAACGTGTCCTTGAACATGGAGGTCAGTTCTTTGGGCATGCCGCTCACGCTGTTGCACATGTACAGTGCCGTGGACTTACCCGAGCCTGACTCTGGAGAAATGATGTTGATGATTGCCCCTTCCAATCCGGTGAACTTGAGCAAGGGGGAGCCGAACGCCGTGAGTGCGGCAAACGCATGGGGCTCCATACCCGGCAGGGCGTACAGGTTAAACACTTCCTTCCACTTCTCAAAGTCGCCCTTGACGTGGATTTTCTCTGCGGCATCTTTGTTGGTGCTGGATGGCGGGCTGTAAAACACGCCGTCTTTGGTGATCTCTCGGTCGCCGAGGATGAACTTGCTGTCTCCATCGGCCCATCCAAATTGGGTTCTCATGGTCTCTGCTTTCTTAACGTACTGCAAATTTTTGATGAATGACACAACAAACGATGCGAGGTTCTCGTACTGCTTGTGGTGCGCCACGACCCCTTGGTGGGCCAACTGCTTGCGCAGGTCATCCTTTGCAGAAATGGATGCGGTGGAAATGCTGAACTCGCGCACACCATCGTGTGGAAGGTGCAAGCGGAACAGGGCTACTTCCCCAATCTCGGGGTCTTTCATGCGCTTGACCACATACAGGTCATGCTCGTACACCAACGCTGGCTCGTCCTCTTCTTCAGTGGCTCGGCGGTAGATGCCACCTTTGGCTCCGCGAAAGAATGGGAACGGATACTCAGGGATGTGGTAGTGCGTCTCTTCCCCAGTTTCCTCATCGGCGACCACAAAGTCGTTGTCGTCCGGGTCGGCTTCCTCGATCTCCATGCCGAGCACGATCGGTGATTTGATCTTCCCTTTGTGGGGGCAGTTGTCGCAACCTGTCGGGTTCAGCTTCTCAAACGTGGCGCAGTGGTGTGGGCCACCTTTAGTACGGAGTTGGGTGATTTTCTGGTCAACCTGCTGGGGGTCATACTCAGGATGCCCCTTGGACATCTTGTGTGCGGCGGCATCGCCATCGGAGCAGAACGCCGCAATGGAAAGCGCGGAGCGCCATAGGGGTTCTTCGATAGATGCTTGGTTCTGGAAGCAGTGCAACAGCTGTTGGCATCCGTCACCTTCGCTCGACCGGAGCATGATGGTCTTGAACTTCTTGACCTTGTTACCCATCAGGGCCTCCATCATCGGGCTCATCGAGCGCGGGATGAATTCGGGTACATCGTCTTTCGGTTCAGGTGCGCCGAGCAGCTCCTTGAACTGAGCGTACGTCAGGCGTTGTGTGTTCTCGTTGAGGACCGTGACTGGCTGGGGTTCTTCTTGCTTAAAGTTGAACGTGCCCGGGATGCGCAGAACCCTCGATGCTTCAAACACCGATGAGTCAACGATCAGCCCCTGCTCTACACACAGCTCACGGAGTCGGTCGGCCAAAGGCTCCCACTCGCGGCGCGTCACTACTTCTTCGAGAAGCCAGTATGCGTGAACCCCGTAACCGGAACTCACCAGAATTGGTCGCGGCAGACCAACGGCCATGCAGAACTTCTTGAATTCATCAAGCCCAATTTGCTGGGTCAGGTAGCCTTTGATGATGCCCTTCTCGTCTGGAACTCCCTTGGTGGGGCCGCAGTCAATGTCCATCCACAGTGCGCGGAAGTACGTGGCATTGTCATGTGTCCGGTTGTTCAAAGGGCCGTACTTGGCGCATCCAAAATACGCATCCACTTTGCGGCGGACAAACTCCTCGGCTATCGCATCGACTTCTTCTTTAGTATCTACAAAGCGCTGGTCCGGGTAACGACCAATACCAAAAACGCAGTACCGCCCTTCCGTGGGCAACACGGCGTCAAGTAGGTCAAAACTGGACATGTTTACTTCTGTTTATTGCGGCTCTTGATCCCGCGCATGTATTTCTCGATGGCGGCGTGACTGTCCGGGTGGGGCACTGAGTCCCCTTTGAACCAGTTGTAAACAGCCATGCGACTGACCCCGAAGAAGTCTGCCACATGGCTCACGCTAATACCTTCGTGAATACATACACGACCCAAGGCTACGCCCAGAGATTTGACGCTTGCCTTTTTATTGGCGTACACCAAGCTCTGGCTGTAACCGAGGCTCATGCTTACTCCTCGTCAGTCCATGCGGCGACCACGGAACCCAAGTCTTTCTTGGCGGTCGGCACGGGTGTTTCGGCTTTCTTGCTTTCGCGTTTGACCGGCTCAGCAACCGCATCTTCTTTGGTCACTGGAGCTTTAGGGGCTGGGGCCGGGGCTTCCAGCTTCGGGGCACGGCCAGACACATCCGCTTGGTACGGAGTCATGGTGACCATCTTCTGCACTTCGGGCTTGGCCGCAACTTGGCTCGTCACTGCGTACTCAGCCTTGTTGATGAAACGTGCTGGGGTGAACAGCACCGACTGGTTGTCGTTTTCTTCGTTGAAGCTGATGGTAGTAACAACGTAGTCCAAGCTCTTGCCGTTGTTGGCCAGATACTTGGTGTAGTTGCCGAAGGTGTGGGTGTTGTCGGCAGTGCTGTCGCCGAACAGGGACTTGGATGCCAAGTTCATCTGGTAGATTTCACCTTCCAGCGAAGTACCAAAGTCTTCTTCCAACACCATCGCAATGCGCTGGCTGTAACGGCAAGCCTTGGAGTTGCCCATGCCCGAACCTTTGATGTTCTGCGGGCAAGAGTCGCAACGATCAGACTGAACGTTGGCAGAGCCTGAGTCCGGGACATTGCCGTCATTGCTGAAGCAGTCTGGTGCGCTCGGCTCGGCATCGGGGGTCCACTGCTTTGCGTAGAAGATGCGGCCAACTTTGGGGGATGCGTTCACGATGATGGCATTGAGGTTGCCTTTCACCTTGCCCATTTCTTCGCCGCCGACTACTTTGCGGAAGATGCCGTTTTTCGGCACGATGCGTTTGACACCGGTCTTACCGGCGAGAGATTTTGTAAGCTCACTGACACCTGCTTGTTGCAGAAAGTCGGGGAGGTCTTGGTTCAGAAGTGCAATATTGCTCATCTCAATTTCCTTTGGAACGTCTAACAACCACGGAGTAAGAATTTTCCACGTTGACCCCGATGGGGAACGTGTCGGGATTCTCGGAAAGAAACTCTTTCAGGTGTGTCTGATGGAGCCGCTTTTCCAACAGGCCAAACGCATCATGTTCTTTGATGAACTGATACATCGAATCCCAATCATTCGTCCAGTACCGTGACTTTACGGAACGGATGATCGTGCCATGTGGGGTGCGAACGCTGTCGGCGTTCATTTGCTTGCAGATTTCCAGCATCTCGGTTTCGATGATGCCCATCTGCTCTTCAATTTCTTTTTCACGGGCCTCGGCCTCACGGCGCATGTCGTCCCGCTTGTCGCGCATCTTCAGGTAGATGGCGGTCAGTTTGTCGAGGTCTACTTGGGGGGATTCTTGCCCCTGAACTTCTTCGTCCATACTTTTTCTCCTTGGTGGGGGGTACTCTATCACAACTCTTGACACTGTCAAGAGGTTTCTTCAAAAATTTCTTTTTGGTACAGGTCGATGATTTCTTTGTGCCCTGCCACGTTGTTCTGCAACATGGAGTAGAGACGGCTTTCGACTTGGCTTCCACAGATGTGGACGATGGTCATGGGGTTGACCTGACCGGGTCGGTCGATACGAGCGTTGGCTTGCAGGTATGTTTCCACGCTGGTACATGGAGCGTACCAGATGATTGTGTCGGCGGCGGTAAGGGTAAGCCCGTGGGATGCGGCTTGCGGTTGGATGATGAGTACCTTTGGTTCCGGTTGCTCTTGGAACTGCTTGACCACGTCTGCGCGTTTGTTCACCGACACACTGCCGTTGATGATTTCGCAGGTTACGCCGTTCTTTGTCAGGTGCTTCTCCAGCAGGGCGATCGAGTGGGTGAAAGGTACAAAGATCAGCACCTTGTTACTGCACTCGTCCACAATTTCTTGCACCACGTTAAGCCTATTGCTTACGTCAAAATCCACAACTTCGCCCGTGTCCGTGTAAATCGAACCACAGGAAATTTGGAGCAGCTTGTTGATCTGGGTGGCGGCGTTGACCGCCGAGATTTCTTCCCCTGCGGCTTCGATCAGCATTTCCTTTTTGAGTCGCTTGTAAAAGCCATCCTGTTGCGGAGTCAGGGGGGCATCGCGTTCAACGAACGTCAACGGGGGCAGGTCAATACACTGGCGCTTCTCAAACCGGATTGCGGGTTGCAGGGCTTTGTGTACGATGTGCTTGGAGGTCGGCTTCGGAACCCAACGATACTGGCTGACCTTAGTCATCACCATATCCTTGAAGTGCGTGAAGAACTGCGGCACACCCTTGGGGTTGACCAGCTTTGCCAACCCGTAAGCATCCGCAGGGGACTGCGCGGCGGGCGTACCCGTCAACATCCACAAGCCCTTGATAACTCTTGTTAGGTCTCGCAGGTCCTTCCAGCGGCTTGTCTGTGCGTTCTTATACGCAGACGCTTCGTCCACAACGATCAGGTCAAACCCGCCGTTGATGATCTCATCCTTGACGATGCCGACCCCGTCAAAGTTGATGATGACGAACTCAGCCCCAGCCTCGATGATCTCCTTGCGCTTACGTGCAGTGCCGTAGGCAACCGAAACAGTGCGATGCAAAGCAAACTTGAACAGGTCACCCTGCCAAGCCGACTTCATGATGGACAGCGGGCAGATGACAAGCACTCGGCGAATGAGGCCAAGGTTCATGAGGTAGTCAACGGCCCAGATCACTGATGCTGTTTTGCCAGTGCCTTGCTCGTTGAAGCAAAACGCCTTGCGATTACTAACCAAAAACTCTGCTGTTGACTTCTGATGTACGAACGGAGTGAACCCGTGAGGACGGGGCCACTCATACTCTGATAGATTCATTTCTTTCCTTCTCTGTTTTAAGTCTAACGCACATGCGGTTGCTGTCGGTCTTGAGCAGTCGGGCCTCGTGCATACGCTCGACTAGGTCGTCAACACCGTCCCCATTCTCATCCGCGAGTTCGTACCAATGCACCCACCCCCGGCCATACTTCAGCAACCAGATTTGCTCGGAGGTCATTTTTTCTTGCGCTCTTTGGTGCTGGTCTCGGTCACCAGCTTGTGGTTGCTGTTGCGCTTGAACGAGCGGTTCTTTGATGCGGGTTCGATGCGCACGCCGTTTCCGTTGGTTCCACCTTTAGATAGAGCCTTGACGTGTGCAACATCTTTGCCTTCGCGGATGTCAGCCGTTCCATCACGATCTCGGTCGGGGTGCTTCTTGTCGATGGCTTCTCGGGCACGTTGACGCTCAGCTCGTGCTGGTGCTTCGCCTCGGGCTTTTTGCAATTGGTATTCATGTTTGTAAGGGCGGGGGGTTTTGGTATAGGGCATTTCAACTCCTGTTGTACTCGCATTGTTTGACTGAGCAGAACTTGCACAGTGGGCCTTGGACGGGATTCCAAACCCCATTTTCCAACGCCGCTTCGATTCGCGCAACATCCTGCGCGGGTTTTTCCACATACTTGGGCATCATCTCTGCGTGGTGCTCGGCTTTGACAAACTCTTTACTCACCACAAAAAGGAGAGCGGACCTCACCCTCTGGATTTCCGGGTACTTCGCGAACAGGCCACAGGCTACAAGATCGAGCTGCTTCACGTCCGCATATCTCGCACTCTTGCTTGTCTTGTAGTCTACGGAATGTGCTACGCCAGTCTCCCGGTTGATAACCACCAAGTCGGCGATCCCATGCCACCAAACATTCGGTGCATTGAAATCGCAACTTTCCAAGTTCTTTGTCAACCCAAGTTTCACTTCGCACAATTTCTCTCCGGGGATTTGTTTCAACGCATCGAGCGTGGCTTGCATGTACGCAAATTGGGGTGGGACTGGCTTGCCGTCACGGATGTATTCCTCCGCAACAGTATGGGCAGACTTCCCGTACAGCGTGGCCGTGGTGTCAGGCTCGACAACATCCTTGGCGATCTTTGTGTGATA